CTACCTAATGATCTTGGAGAAGTTCGCACAGCCGCAGGAGGCTTCAAACGATGTGCGGATATAAGGGACGCCTGACGTTCTGTATTCCCTGCCAAGAGGCGTTTGATGAGTACAAGGAAAGCAAACAGTATCAGTGGGACTTGGAAGAAGAGGCGGAGTATTGGCTACGCCAATCTGAAAACCACGATGAAGCGCTTGAAATTGTAGAAAAAGAATTGCGTGATACAGACCTCTACTCGTTTTTCTTTGGCGACAACCGAGAGGCAGTAGTTGATCGCGTCAAAGCGAACGTACTAGAGCAAGCAAAAAAATATGTTGAAGACACCGTGGAAAAAGCATGGTGGAACGGAGACGACGTATATCCATAAAGGAGTCACAAATGGAAGATGTACCTTTCAAAGAGCCTTTTAAGGCAACCCTCGCAGAGAGGTTTCAAATGGGGCGTGTTCAGCCTGGCGATCCAACGGAGATGCCACCTGACCATGATGTTCACCTAGCCATAACAGCGATCAAGCATCTTGTAGATGGTGGTTTTTTCGCTGATAGAAAAGATATCGAATGGGGTCTCAATGTGATGGTCTCCACGTTAGAGCAAGCAGTAACACTCAAAGGGGAGTATGAAGAATGAGTTTATGTGCAATACAACAGCGCCTAAAAGCGCCCAAGGGTCAGATGAATTCATTTGGCGGTTATAAGTACCGATCATGTGAAGACATCTTGGAGGCGGTAAAACCGATCCTCAAAGACTACAACTACGCGATAGGCGTATCAGATGACATCGTCCTTGTAGGTGACCGCGTTTATGTAAAGGCTACCGCCTACATCCTGAACGAGGAGATGTCGATAATCGCAACCGCCACGGGTTTTGCTCGCGAGGCAGCAACTAAGAAGGGCATGGACGATAGCCAAATTACAGGCACAGCGTCTAGTTACGCTCGGAAATATGCGCTGAACGGTTTGCTCGCCATTGACGACACCAAGGACGCTGACACAAACGAGGCGCACGATCAGGTTTCAGGGGCTCGGATCAACAAGGAGCAAAAGCAGGATTATCTTACGACGATCCGAGAGCAAGTCGCTAACCTGAATCACGATGGTCTTAGAGAAACGCTTGATGAGTTGGCACTTGACGCGCCATTGAAGCGAGCAGTATGGGCTGACCTCAGCGAGGCACAGCAGAAAGTAATCAAGTCACTAGCCAATGGTTCTTGATAAGGAGGCCAAGCAGCGATGGGTTGCGAGGCTTGTTCGGGCGTACAACCAGGGCGATGTTTTTGAATTGCGTCGCCTTGAACGCCTTTTACAAAAAGACGATGCCATCTTTGAAGTTTGGAGCGAGCTATCTAGCAAGCAAAAGACAGGCATCAAATACATGATATTTCATGGGGAGAGAAAACCATGTCAAAAGGAATCGAGATAAAGGCGTTAGCCAAAACACCAAGGTGTAAAAGAGGTCATGCACAAGGCATCTGCTTTGCGGCTTTCGAGGAGTTTCCTGATCTTACAAACAAGGAGATCGCAGAAATCTATCCTGTAGGCTACTCAACGGTGGTCAAACAGCGGAGGATATACATGGCTGAGAAGCTAAAAGTCGAAAGTAAGAAGGACATTCCTCCTTACATTTCACAAGACGAGGACAGTAGTATCGTCCCTCGCGTAATCATTGGGGCTGCAGTCATTGCAGCAATATGGGCAATCGTTTGGAGTATGTCATGAGTAACGGAGTAAACAAGGCAATCATCGTCGGTAACTTAGGCGCTGACCCTGAAATCAAAGAAGCCAAGAACGGCAGCACTATTGCGACTATCTCGGTTGCTACATCGGAATCCTGGACGGATAAGCAGGGGCAGAAGCAAGAAAAGACCGAATGGCATCGGGTTGTCTTCTTCAATAAAACAGCCGAAATTGTTGGAAAGTATCTCAACAAGGGTTCTCAAATTTATATCGAGGGGCGTATTCAATATCGCCAATGGGAAGCTGAAGATGGCTCCACCCGATACAGCACAGAGATTATGGGAGACAAAATGCAGATGATCGGAGCCAAGACTCCAAGTCAACTCAATCAAGAGGGAATCAAGGCGGCCGCTGCTGATCCAAATATCGACGACAAGATTCCCTTCTAAGGAGAAACCATGCGATCACTCGGTCAAGAATTATCTTCAAAGGTATGGCTCGCAAAGCAAAAGGTTGAGAAGCATGAGGAGTCAAAGCGGGTGCGGGTTGAGAAAGTTAAGCTCTCTGAGTCAGAGCAAAAGCACCTCGATCCACAGCTGCCAGCCTCAAAGCCTCTTAAGCTAACCGAGCATGACCTTGAGATTGCAACAGCGCTTGGTCAGGGAGATCCCACTAAAGGGATTTCTCTGGCGCTTCGCAAATGCATTCAATTTGAAGAAGTGATGTTTGAGATATAAAAAAGCCCCTCGGGGGGAGGGGCAAGTCATAAGGGAGTCACAAATGAAAAAAACATCTGCAATTGAATTATCTCAGGAACAGGGAACCCATGACAAATGAAATCAGAACCATGCACCTCTTTGCAGGAGTCGGAGGAGGAATCCTCGCAGATCTCATTTTGGGACATAGACCCGTCGTTGCTGTCGAATGGGACAACTACTGCTGCAACGTTCTCCGAGAGCGAGTTGCTGACGGATGGTTTGATGGGATGCACGTGTGGGAGGGAGACGTTCAGTTGTTCGATCCATCCCAATACAAAGGACAAGTGGATTGCATCCATGCGGGCTTCCCTTGCCAAGACATTAGCGTCGCAGGAAATCAAAAGGGTGTTGAAAACGGCACAAGGTCTGGACTTTATCGAGAGGTCTTACGCATTGCCGACGTATTACAGCCTAGATACATCTTCCTGGAAAACGTCGCAGGAATCGTTAGCGGAGACAACGGAGGAATGCTTAGAACCGTTGTTGGAGACCTTGCCTCGCGTGGCTACGATGCTGTCTGGACTTGTCTATCCGCTGCCCAAGTTGGGGCCAATCATAAACGGGACAGATGGTGGCTCTTGGCCTACCCCGCGAGCTTGCGAGTTGGAGGGCGGAGTAGTGAAGGATGTGAAGCACGAGAACGGGAGGTTCTTCAGGGAGAACCAAAAGGGTCAGCGATGGGGGGTGAAGCTCAAGGATGCAGTGATGTGGGCAACACCGAACACCTTGGATGCCCTACCACCGAAATCAGCAGAGTCGTTGAATCGCGAGATGACGGTCAATCGCCCAGGCAGAAGCAAGCCCGCAAACCTAAGAGATCAAGTCAGCAACATGAAGCAATGGCCGACTCCACGTGCAGCAAAGGGGATGAACATGAAGCTGACAGAGGGAATGGCAAACCTTCGGCACAAGAATTATCTAGAGACGGAGATGGCGTTTCAGGAGGATGCGCCTGGTGGAAAGCTGAACCCGACGTGGGTAGAGTGGCTGATGGGGTTCCCGATGTCGCACACCGTCTCAAAGCACTTGGAAACGGACAAGTCCCACTCCAAGCAGCAACCGCCTTCAGAATCCTCTGGGAATTAAAAAACCCCAACTAGCATAGGGGTGATTAGCTAGTTAGGGGGTCTGTAGTTAGACGAACTCAGTTTATCGCAGGATCGTCTAGATCACCATTTTTCTTTGTTGGCCCAATACGCTGCTGACATCTTTCCTTTTGCGATGTTTTTAGCGTGTCGAGCCTTAAAGGATCTGCGCCTCGCCTTGTCTTTCTCGGTCTGTGGGTTCTTGCCCGCACCCTTCACTCCTTGCTGACCAAAACGAATGGTCTTGATCTTGTCGCCCTCTTTGGCAACTACCACATGAGATTTAGTCGGGTGTCCTGGCGTTCTCTTTGGCTTATTGTAGCCGCTGACACCAGCTCGCTCGAGACGAGGGTCTTTTTTAGCCACTGAAAGACTCAGCTAAACATCTGCCTGCAGCAGTGCAAGCCTTTGGATTTGGACAACGAGAGCAAGGCATGAAGTCCTTTGCTTTCTTTTCAACTTTAACTTTCATTTTTTTAGCCATTACGCTTTCCTCTCTTCAACATACTCAGGGACGTGCTTCCAAATTTTGCCGCTACTGATGCGGGAAATGCAGCCCTTGGTTACCTCAAACTTGTCGGCTATCTCAGAGTGAGACAATCCATGCTGGATCAATCCCTTGATGAGATACACATCATCCTCTGTGAGCTTCGCTGTATTGTGACGCTCTCTCAGCCTTAATAATACAACCCGTCCCATAAAACCTATGCGTTCTTCTTCTTTTTCTTCTTGCCTCGAGCAACAGTCAAGTTTGCCCAGGCGTTAGGATACTTGACCCCGCGACGCTTGGACATCGCCTTTGCACGAGCTTTTTGCTGTGGGGTAAGTTTAGCCATTACTTCTTCCCCTTTTTATAACCAGAGGCATAGATCGCTTTGCCCTGGCGTTCAGCCGCAGCTTTGGTCTTGTAGACCTTGCCAGTCTTGCCCCAGCGGTAACCGCCCTTAACCTTTTGGACAGGCATTAGACAGCCCTCATCCTGGTTACTAGGCGATCTGCCCGGTTAGTCACCTGGCGATACCACTTACTGTCTACCATTTCATCAGCAGCAGCGTTCCAATCACGAGCATCTACACCGCGCTTCATCCCTTTAAACTGGCTCAAACGTGGCCGGCCCATATTGAACATCATGTTCGCAATGATTAGCTGCACTTCTTCAGGAAGCTCGTCAAAGTCGCTGTAGAGGATTTTGCACTCATCTAAGGTGATCTGGACGTCCTGCTCAAAAACTTCTGCCACACGCTCTTCTGAGACCTCTGTGCCGACTTCCTGGCCATATTCCTGGTCACCTTCTGTTACAAGATGTCCGATTCCGAAAGTTGGAAGTCCCAGGTGATCCAGGTAAATCTCGTGTTTTACGCCCTCGTCGATTTCTAGCTCTTCGCGTAACTTATCAATATTCATTTGTTTTTCCTCATGTTCATTATCTTATCAGCACCGCGTATGCCAAAAGAACTTGTAACAGCGACAAATAGCAGATACTGATACCATTCAGGAAGGGTGTTTAATGTGTCAAACGCTGCATCTAATCTTTCGATGACAGCTGGGTTGTCCATTGCCACCCCATAGGCTACCGCAATCAGGGGCATAGCGAGGATGATTGAGAAAAACTCATCCTTCCAGCTATCCTTAGAAGCAGCGGCCATCTTAGATTCCCAATCAGCATCATTGTTGATTTGACTGATCTTGCGCTGCTGAATGGCCTTCTTTTCTTCAGCCTTTCCTTGTAAGAATTCCTTGCCCAGCTCCATTGCTGGCCCTAATAGCATCTGTAACACGATCAACCTCCTCTGGTTTACGCCCACACCGATCACATTTCTGGACAGGTCTAGCGACAGACTTGCCTCCGCATTCAGTCTCATACAGCCCTCTTGTAAAGCTATAAAGACAGGTCTTCACGTCGTTATTCCTTCTTAGCTGCGATTGCACTCGCACCAAAGAATGCAGAAACAAGAACAGCGATTGAGGCAAAATAAGTCGGTGCGATGTCAGCGATCAACCCAGCCGCTGTCGCAAGTCCGAGCAGATCACATACAAGAATGCCAATGGGATACAGCAATAAGCCAAATAACGCGAACCAGGCCATCTTCCTGACTGAGTCGCGTTGTGCATCAGAATCTTCCATCTTACGGCGGCGATCCTCAAGTTCAATGAGAGCAAGCTCATGCGGATCGATAACGCCATTCCCGTTCTCATCGTATTCCTCCAGGATAGACTTTTTATCTGTCATGCCCATACCTCCACTGTGTATGCCTTGTTCATAACCATCTGGCCACGCAAGTCGTAAGTCACTGATTCTATCATTAATTCTCTGGATGGCAGCGGAGAGCCTTTTTTGTCCACTTCGCGGGCCAAAATCTGCGTCTCTGTTACGGGATAGGTTACGTTTGAGAGCATATAGATCGGACTGAATGCAGAGACGAACGCGCTCATTCACTAAGTACCTTTAAGGCTAATAAGCCACAGTAATAAGGCCACGGCCCCGCCCACAACACCGAGAACAGCAACGCCAACAGCCACATACAAAAATCCATTCTGTATGGCTTTCTTTCGAGCCAGTTTCTTAGCTTCTTCACGTTTGCGCTCGTTCTCACGCATCTGCTTGCGGTTGGCTATAAAGGTGCAGTAATCATCCCAAAGACCAGGGCGTCCCGCATAGATAAATTGACGTTTGACTTCAGCCTCATGTCTCTTAATGTCCTCTAAAGCCCAGAAGGCCTCCATGTCACCATCTGCTGCTGACTTCTGAAGCTCCTCTTTTGCATCTGCGAGTTTAGTGAGGTCTTTACCCATCTCACCTACTGACTGGCAATGACCGGCAAATTCTTTAATTGCACCAATGGCTTCATTGGCAATTTTGATGGCAGCGATAGCCTCGAAAATCATAGTGAGCCTCCTTGACGGCAACCACTAACTTGCAGACTAAAGCAGCCTTATTACCGTCCAGTGACTAACTGATAAACGGTAAGTACAGCGCCCCAAACGACGCTAACGGTAATGACAATCCCTGCACCGACACCTTTCCAGCGCCCGAGATCGTGTTTCAATTCTTTGATGTCATCGTGAGCTTCAACAAGAAGTCGCATCATCTCTTCGTGGCGAGCTTCTAAAGCAGCAATTCGTTCAGCCTCAGTCACTAGAATGTACCCTTCCAAACGCGAAACTTATCAAATTCTCCAGACAGTATTTTACGCCGCATAACTTCCTGGCGTCCATGAACGTCGTCCCAGGAGACCCCAGCTTCCTTACACCACTGAGTGATTAAGTTAAGCGGGATAGACCCTACAAGTCGGCTTTCACCTGATTGACCAACACCAGCCTTACGGAGCATCTCTGCACGATCTAGCTCGGGGTTGAGGTCATGGGTCTTCTTAATGATGACCTTGTCTTCAACATTGTCATACAGGATCTGTTCACCGATTTTCATTCCGCTGCCTTTTTAACTCGTGGCTTACGTGTAGCTTTTGGCTTCTCAACTTCCACAGGCTCTTTAACAAGCTCAATCCTTGTGCCGTGGTCTTCTGGGCGGGCAATCTCAACGATCTCGCCTCTGCGATACTTCTTACCCTCAATGAAGGCTACGCTTGCTGTGATGATATATTTCGCCATTTTCTTATCCTCTAAAGGAAAAGGGGCGCGAACGCCCCCTTAGTCTCAGCTTACAGCAGCCGAGAATGGAGTTGCTTCTGTGCCCGATGCTTCAGACATGACAATAACAGCCCAAGTATCAGCTGCAATGTCACGGCACTCTACACGCCACCCCTTGATCCCACCTGTAGTGGTTCCGTCAAGAGTGATGGTGTCTGAGTCAGCCGCAGTGTAGAAACATGAAGCCCCAGCAGAATCGTTGCCTAAGTAAGCAACGCCAGCCATTGTGTCGTCTCCAGTTACCTGGATAACCTGGTCTCCAGTTGCAGTAACAGCACCGATGAATTCGTACTTGTTACCTGACCCTGTCGCAGCAGGAAGTGTAGCTGTGCAACCAGCCGCACGATTGACAACAATTGGCGTACCAACATGTGCGTCATCATTTACGGCAACAGTCTCAGTAGTAACGGTAGATAAACCGTAAGTGCGTTCATAATTTGATGGCATATCTTTTCTCCTTTAACCGAAAAAGGGGGCGCGAACGCCCCCATCTCAAAGCCTCAATCAAGAGACTGTGTTATCGAATACGCCACCATTGGCCTTTTCATTTTTAGCGCAAAGGGTCAGCTCTGTCACGATCTGACGCTTGGTTGAGTCACCAGTCTTGGCAAGTTCAATGTTCTTCATAGGACGCAGCTCTGCCACTTCCCACATATCAGATTGAACGATGAAGACGTCGCGTGAACGACACTCGCGTGAGGGTACAAATTCGACAGTTCCCCAGGGAGTAACGTATACATCGACTGCGTTAATCACAGCGTTAGTACCACCGACAGAAGCACCAATCGTTGAACGCTGATTGTTCATGCCAGTGAAGCCAAGAGCCTTGTTCATTTGGAACGCTGACAGATAAACACGGTCAGGGTTTCCGCCTTGCTCCCAGATTGACTGCATAACGCCATCGAAACGTGCCTGACCGAAAGCGATCAGCAAAGTTGTTTCATCTGTACGAGCGTCAGTACCGTCGCCTGTAGGATCAGCACCTTCGTTAGCACCAAAGTCTGTGTTAGTGAAGATCCATGATGGGAGACCAGCTAACTCACGAGCAGTCGTAGAGTTACCAGCTGCACGAGCGTTGTTATCGAAAAGAGCCTTTTCAATGTCCAACTTTTGCTCTTTGGCGATTTTCATCGTCTGGTAGGCTACCTCTTTCGCCCGGCCCGCCTTATTGAGACCGTCGTCAGTATCAGGAACGGTTACTGCGTTCTTGAAGATCTGGGTGTAGTTGCCCAGGCGGCTTGCTGCAACGGCTGCGCCAGCAGTTGTGTCATCGCCTTCAATATGCGCGTTAGCAGCAGAAGCACGTAACGTGTCCTGGAGCCACTCGTGCAAAGTGTTAGTTGCGCGAGTTTTCTTACAAGTAGACAGGAGGGGTGTTTCCTCTGGACTTACGTTGTAGATCACATCGCGGAGATCTTCGCGGATGCCGGTAGCATCGTATGAATCGAAAGTGTTGGTTGGCTGTGCCATATCTAATTACCTCAAGTTAGGATCAAGTATCATCGCCATTGCGTCCTCTAAAGAACCACTCTGGCGCAGTTTGTCGCGCTGCCGTTTCCTTGCGTCAGCTTGAGTAACAACCTTCTTGGCACCAGACTTAATTGGCTGTCGTGCCTTTTTGGTTTTCTCCCTTACAATATCGCCCTTTTCCTGAAGGTTGAGCCAGTTAGCCGCTGCTCTCAAAACAAGAATGTCTCGAGAGTTAGTGATTTGACTGACTTCTTCGGCACTATATCCAAAGTGTTCTGCCGCCTTAATCATCTTTCCCTTAAATGCATCAGCCTGTTTAGGGTCTGACAATTCAGGGATCGCCTTCTTCAGTTTTTCAGCTTCCTGGGTTGCATAAGCCTGTGTTGCGATCTGAACAGCTTTGGACTGTTGTTCACGCTGGGCTTGTATTGCAGCCACGTTCTGCTGATACGCCTGGAGCTTGTCGTCGTAATCCATCTTGGCTTCCATATAGCCGACTGGATCAGTCTCGAACAATTCCCGACTTGGCTCCTTTGGTGGAGTCAAAGCACCTGATTGCACATTGCTAATCAGGCTCTCAAGCTGCTGCGTTTGTTGCAGCAAGGTGCTATACACCTCTTCGGCTTGCTTTCGCTGCTTTGCAGCTTCCTGCATGCCAATTTGGACATACTTCTGACCACTGTATCCACGTTTGAGATCTTCAAGAGATACCTGTTCTTCGACTCCGTTCACCTTGACGGTGTAGAGTTCTTGCTCGGCTTCTTCAGACTCATCGTCTTCAACTTCGTCATCGTCGTCCGCTTCAGGCTCCTCATCCTCTAACTCGACTTCTTCGCCTTCGTCAGATTCACCTTCAGCATAGCCTTCAGTCTCATCTTCACCTTCCGCTTCAACGTCCAAGTCCCCTTCGGGTTGCTCGGACTCCACTTCAGCTTTCGTTTCCTCTGCTGGCTTGGATTCTTCTATATCTGGCTGCACCAATAATTCAGCAGCCTGGTCAACATTCATCGGTTCAGTCGCATTCACGGTACTGAGTCCCCTATTAGTTGTTTTGCTTATCAAATACCGCTTCCTGGTCAAATACTGCCTGGAACACGGCTTCTACCTCATCTAATGCTATCACTACGGCTCTGGCCTTCACAAGAGCCTCATCGCTGCTATGCGGGTTGAGGAAGATTGCTGTTTGCTCAATCTTCACCTTATCCATCACCTCTAAAAAAGTTGGGTCTTTCTTAAGGTTCCGGTAGCGGAGTGCCTTATCCTTGATCCCTTCTTCCATCAATACCTCACCTGTCCGACAGCTTGCGCTGGTGCTACATCAGGGAAGCGTGGTTCGTTTTGCATCTGCTTCACACGCTCTACATCAACACGAGTGCCATATTCACCAAGCATCTTCGCTGCTTGAACCAACAAGTCCTGATCCATCTTGTCACGATCACGGTCATCGGCTGCGAGAGCTTTCTGAGCATCAAGTTGGATCTTGGCAAGGTCAGACTGTGCTTTAGCCTGGGCGCGGATTGTTTCAGCCTGGATCTGAGCCTGGGCGAGAGCCTGGTTTGGATCTTGTTTCTGAGCAGCCATCTGCTGTTGCATCGCAATGACCTGTGCCTCAATCTGCGGGTTCATCGGTGCGTAGTAACGGTCTGCGTTTCTAATACCACCGAGAGCCAAGATATCTGCCAGGGTGTTGCGAACATTCGTCAATCCGACAAGGCCATTCTGCATGCCGTAAGTTTGGATGATTCCAAGTTGTGTCTGAAGGGTGTTCATCAGGGACGCTGCCTTTTGTTCATCCTTGCCTGTCCCCAATCCAACGTTGACCGAGACACGCATAGCCGTATCCCATAAACGTGGATCGATTGGCACATACTGACCGCCCATCTTGAACATTTCTTCATCGGGGCTGTTCTTCACAACTTCCTCAAGCATCAGGCGGAACATACGAGTCATCCCACCTTCTGCGAGATTACGTGCGATCACCTCAATTTGTCCCTGCCCTGCTGCCATAGTCGCTGCAACCGCAGTCGCTGTGTTGTTTTGCAGAGCGTTCGGATCAAGTCCATTGGCTGCACGTGCAACACCTGTCTTCTGCTCGATAGTCTGATCGTAGTACTCAAGTGCGCCCAGGGTTTGACCAGCGATAAAACCAACGCCTAGCTCCTGGACAGCGTTTGGAGTCTTCATGCGAACGATGCCGCCAATCTCATTGTTCAGCAGATCGTCAATGTTTACCTGACCCTCTACCATCGCCAGGCGAGGAGAGTTAGTCATCGCAATGTTATCTAAAACACCACGGAGCATCGCTGTAGCAGCGTCTTGGTCATTGATAATCAGATCAGCAATTGAGTTGCCGTAGAAGGTATGAGGCTCGGGGTCTGACTCAAATACAGCAAAAGGAATATGGCTGCAGGCTTCATAATCAAGCAGCTGGTAATCGCCACCGCCAAGGGTCAAACGATAGAGTTGCGGAATGCCAACGTTCTGAACGTCGATCTTCATATAGCACTCTGTGACAGCGACGAGCTTCATTGAAGGGTCTAGCTCGCTTTCGTCGTCCTGCATTGTGTCATAGCCACGACGCTCAAACTGCTCTGCCTCAGTCATGGTGTCGTTGTATGAGATGCCTGTTAGCTGCGAGACTTCATCAAAGTCGTAACCCATCTCAACAAGCTCACCCACGCGCATCTCTGTACGATGTCCGCACACATAGCAGTCATCAATTGAGATAGCCTCGCGGTTGACGAAAAACTCCTCAGGAGGAATTGACTGAACCTTAAGCGCCCCAAACTTCTTACGCTTGAGAATCTTGACCTCGTGGACAGGAATACTTGCCTCCATGCCAAACTCGTCAAGCTCGATCTCTATCTCGGTCTCTTGTTCCAGGATAGTGATCGAGTCGTCTTCAGCAATAACGGTCAATTCCTGATCCGTTAAATTTGTCAGCTCATGGATTTCAGACTTCTCGTCTTCTGCGAAATACACTTTGACCACGCCACACTTTTTAAGTAACGCATCGTGAAACGCATCTGAAAGCACACGGTAGCCGTTGCTCTCCTCAAACTTGCCGTGGATGTAACGAGTGGCAACCTCGGCAGCCATGACCTGAGATGCGTCCTTCGGAACGTACTCCACAAAGTTTTCGTTCGATAAGAAGATACGCATAAGGCTTGGCTTGATCTGGCGGATAGTGTCACGCACCTTGGTGGCGACTACACGAGAACGCCCTTCCTCGTTACCAATATCAACGTCACCGTTGTAATAACGCTGCGCTTTAATTCTATCTTCTGCGATCTCTGATTCTACAAAGCTGAAGGCATCCGTAATGGCAGTCCGAGCGATAGATTCAATCTGACTGTTATCCATAGGTTCTTTATTCATGGAGCTGCACCTTGTGTCGCCATATCAATCAGGCTCTGTACGCCTGGGCTTACCGTCTGTGAAGTCCTGCCTGAACCTGTGACTGTTGCAGCGCGTCGAGTTGCTTCAGCGCCTGTAGCCAGGACTCGCTCAATCGTCCTGGTAAAGTCTCCCAGGCTTACTTGATCGTTTAGCATCCGACGGACGAAATCCGGGTCTTCACTAATCAGTACTTCAGTGATTCTCTCATAATCAGCTGGCTTCAGGGTAGGCGCATTTTTTTGTAACGCTTTACCAATAACCGCAGTCATCGCAATCGGGTCTAGCGAGTAAGCAGCCATAATGTCAGACATACCAATCTGCCCTGAACCAACCGCACGTTCTGCCGCAGCCTGTGGTGCAGTCATTGATCCATAAAGAATACGGTTAACTGCCTCTGCTGATTCGCCAGCAATCTCTAACTGCTTGCGTAACACGTCCTCATACTGATCGCCAAGAACGATCTTGAGTACAGCGCCTTCTTGCTTAGTTGGATCAGCGCCTCTAGCCGCAGCTGTACCGCTACGACGAGTCTTGTTCTTCCACGCTGCTAGTACGCCAGCCTTAAACTGCTCTTTGGCTTCAGGGGATAAGGCGTTGTATTCAAACTCAAGCGCATCTGCGTCCATAGAGAAAGCCTTACGCCCAGACTTGAATGCTTCTTGCCCGCTGAGGCGTTGCGCTGCCTCTTTACGAACAGTCTTTAGATCAGGGTATTTGATATCCAACATCCGCTTCCAAGATGCTGCTGCGTCTGTAAGGGGCTCTGCAGTTTTGCCTTTCCCTGCACTCCAACGCGCTGCGCCTTCATCACGCATTAACCGATAGAAGATCTCTCCATCTTCTAGGCTTGGCATCCTGGCTAACTCCAATGCACCGTTTCTGCCTTTGACGAACAGAGGAACCAGGGCGTTCTCCCGGTAGTAAGCATTTAATTCATCTGCAAGATTCGGGAAGCGCTGCGCTAACTTCTCAAGCGCACCAGTAGCACCCTCGTCTAATTCTGCATTCGCTCGGAACACATCACGGTATCCACGACGCTCTGCTGCCTTTAATGCTTCATCGGACGCTGCTATCGCTTCAAAGACGTTACGAGTAGATGCTCCAGGCATTAGTGCTTCCTGGGCAGCCTCTCCCGCACGTTGAGCCGTTTCTCCGGCTCTTCTCCGCAAAGTGGAGTCAATGGTAGACGGAGCCGATCCAGCCTCTTCTGCGCCCTTAGATTTGATTGCTCTAACGGCTGCTGCGAGAGTCTTGTTCTCTGCGAGGATTTTGCCATCAGCGATATCCTGGACAATCTCATCCACAGACTTACCTGTCCCAGCAGCTAACCGCTGAAGCTCTGCCATAGCAGCGTCAGAAGGACGAGCGCCTACATTTGACCTCAGCCAGTTCATGACATCACCAGCCTTGCCCGCGACAAACTTACCGCCAGCGCCAACGACAGGAGATATCACAGCGCCTGTAACGCCGCCTGTAGCAGCGTCACCCGCAACACCTAAAGCAGTGTCTGCCGTTGACTCACCCGCACCAGTAACAGCGCCTTCAGCAAATCCACGCTTCGCCAAGTTGAACGCCCCGCCACCCAAACGAGCGACATTAGTTGCCCCCGCTGCCTGCCCTCCTGGGATTAAAAATGCCGCTGCCGTTGGGGCAATTGCTCCCAGGGCTTCAAACGTCAGTGATTCTCCTGGGTTTGCTTGTCGGTACGCATCAACCTTTGAGCGTATCTCATCACGAATCTGCTCATAAGGGCGGTCTTCAAATAACGCAGAGCGTACACCAGCCTCTAACTCATCAGCCCAACCCATCAATAAACCTGATGCAGCGGAGCGTAGTTTTTGAGACTCAACAGGTGCAGCTGGTTGTTGTGGCTGCTGCGTAGCAATCTTTCCAGCGACTAAACTATCAAACTGAGACATTACAGCGCTCCTTGTAATTTGAGTTGCTCAAGGTATGGCTGACTGTTGAACCAGCGATTCCACGCATCAGCGTCAGGGAATCTCGCTTTAGTTTCAGCAGGGAGTTGGTCATAGCTAATCTGGGGACGCACGAATGCAGCGTTCTGTGCATATAAGTCTGGGACAGTACGATCTTTATCAAAGCCATATTGATCAGCAATGCTGAGATATTGATTACGCAGACCTTGGTACTCTCCTGCGCTTTGCTCGTATAGGCGACGCGAACGATCAACAAAGTCATTGCGCTGCTCTGGGTTCAAGCGCTCACCGCTAATGATGCTGTTGTATAAACTCTGCACTCGTCCTGGGATACCAGCAGCGTTCTGCGCTGTTGCAAATTCGCCTTCTCTTACCGTAGAACCTGGATCAAGAACCTTCATATAGTTGAAGATCAATGCCAGGTCACCAGCAGCCGATGGGTCTTGCGCTGACGCAACAACTCGTCCAAACGCAGATGACTGCTTTGCAAAGTCCTTCACGGCAGCCTGTCCAGTGAACTCTTTTCGCAAGTCCGACTCACCCTTAACGGTTTTCTCAGAGCCCTCAAACGACTGCTTAGAGTAAGCGGTGAAGATTTCCTTGGCCATCGATGGGTTGGCTTCAATTAGGTCTGCCGCTTTTGTTGCTTCAGGCGTACCAACAGCCCTCAAACGAGCAACCGTCTTGTTAGCGGTTTCACTAACCTTCCTTGTCGCCCGAACATCTTTAAGTTCAGACGTCAAAGAAGCTGCAAGCGCTGCATCAGGGTTCAACCGCATTGAGTTAAACCCAATCGCCAAGCGAATCATGTTTTCACGATTGCCAAAGTAACCTTTGACCGCATCCATGAAACCAGGCTGTCTTTCAATCTCAGGATTTGCCTGGATCTGCTCAACAATCTTTGATGCTTCTTCAGCCTTGCTTACCATGTCGCGCATCTGAATATCAGACGCAGGGACACGAGGCATATTCGCTGCAATCTCGTCTGGAGTCATTTGACGCGCAACAGGAGTAACAGGAGGGGTGAATTGCATAGTCTGCTCACTACCGACAGGAACTCCACGCTGGACGGTAGGCTGGCCTTCCATACGCATAGGAATGCGAGTGGGCGGGCCAAATTCATCAAGGATAGGCATATCGCCCTGATTGGCTGCTGCAAACTCAGGAGTGACTGGCCCAAGACCGCCCATCATAGGAGGCTTAGGCTTATCCTTATTCATAAACTCGTCGTATGCATTCCCGAATAAATCCAGGAGGCCCGCTGCGCGATCACCTAAAGCCACTGTTCTGTCCTCAATATCCGCGACTCTGAAGAGCCCTTAATAACTGCTCGTATGTTGGCTGTTGGCCTAACATTCCTTGAGGTTGCATCTGCCCGTAGTTCACAGGAGAGTAAGCCTGATTCATAGGCACTTGCTGCATTGGAGCCATTGGCGCTCCTGGGATAACTCCTGGCTCCATCATCTTGTCGAATTGACCTAATGAAGCAGCGGTCTTCGCAAAGTTTTCTGCGCGGTCATCAAAGGCCTTTTCATCAATCACCTTGTATGTTGACGCATCGCCTTCATCCGCCATCTCTTTTGTCAGCCCGAGGGTGTCGGCCATCTTAAACTTTGCCTGATCCATCATCTGAGAAGCTGGCTCAATCAATTCAGAACCAATACGCTTCGCTTCGCCCATCTTGTTTACAAGATCTAAGATTCCTAAAAAGTCCATTATGCGTACCCCGACATATCGTCCATACCGACCGCGCTTTCACGACCGCCAAAATTACTTGTTCCTTGAGCCGCTGATGGGCCATCGCCACCGCCGCCGTCTGATTCCCATCCGCCTGACGATACAGGAGCGCCATAGCTAGGCGTGGTCACCGTCATGCTGATGCCTCGAGCATTCCAAATATTGGTTCTGGGATCTGGCAGACCATCGCCTCCAGTAACGACATTTCTTAAACGATCAAAAATACCTGTTCTTGGAATCCCCGTCTGATTTGGATATCCCAAGCCAAGCAGCTGCCCGACTGTTGAATATCTTTGTGGCCCTAACCCTTTAGCTAAAGAAGGATTCTCTTTCTCCATCTGAGCAATGGCATAGTCATTCATCAGACCCATGCCAGCCACAGCCAAGCTAGGAACCCCAGGAGGAGCAGCAATTCCAACTGCACCTATTGCTTTACTAGCAGCTAACTTCTCTGAGTAAGACCTTTCTCTCGCCCGCTGTTGATTCTCAGCAACTTGCATTGCTTTGACAGCATCGAGGACTCCAGCCATTACCGCGCACCCGCTAACTCAGGATGAGAGTAATCAACCATCAGATAGCCATCTGCATGACGCAATACAGCCTCTGGAATAATTTTCTGTATGCGTTGAGCCATAACTCCACGGGTCTCCCCAGAAACACCAAGAGCTTTCGCCTTCTCATTCCACTTCCAGGAAAACAAC